TTGCGTCTCCTTGAGACCCCCATACACCTCGCCAGTCTCTCCAACCGTAAGCTGCCCTAAAGGACATCTTCCAGTAGTAGATTTCGTTCTTTGCACCGACGCTCTCGTCTAATCTCTTTACGGCTGGTTTCCTTCTCCATCCCCAATTGACCTGATGGTCTCCTTGAGATAGTAAGAACCAAGCTGTGTCAGATCCACCTGCGGCTGAGCCTAAGTAATCCCAAACGATTACATTAAGTTGACCACCTGTATACTGCTTCATATTGTAGACGTTTACGTCATTGTCTGCTGTTCCGCTCCTGTTTGCACTCTTAGTGATTTGGATAGCTTCCTTTTCTAATGCAGGAGGTACAAGCAATACATTTGGTACAACTGAGATAAGATTACCTCTGTCGTCCAATTGCTCCCTCATTGCAATTATACCTGTCTCCAAGTTGCTCTCTGTAAGAGCTACACTTGTTGAGCTGGCATTGCTCTGATTAGAACCACCATCAGCTCTTGTGTGAGCTGTTGAACATAGTGGTAGGCCATCGCCATAAGATGTGTAGGAAGTGCTAAATGCATTATGAAACACACTTGAGCCTAGTTCCTCTGCTTTTCTTACTAACGCTCTTGAGCCATACTTGGCTTTTTCAATAGCACCAGATAGGTCGTCCTCAAGCAATTCATAAGAAATTGGCATAAGTTGACCATATTTGTATGCTGTTAATGTCGTGTCGTAAGTATGCATTATCGCATCCTCACCGAATTCCTCTGCCTCATCGACTAAAGGAATTCCTGCTAAACCAGCGTATCCAGCAAAATCTTCACTGATTGTTCGTAGTTCAACGCTCTTGAAAATCTTCATAAGTTTTTCATCAAGCATTTTGTACTCATCAGCCAAGACAGCTTTAATCCCTGGGTCTACAAGTTTTGAGTTAGAAACAATTGTTGCGGGTGTTGAAACTGCTGAATTTGCCATGTTCTAAATCTAATTAAAATAAAATATATTATGTTGCTAGCTCTGCTAGCTCTCTTTCTACAACGAAGAATAATCCAATGCTTGTGTCAGAGTCTAGTCCATAACCTTGTGGGTTATATTCTAAGCATCTGAGGTTTGCTACGGATGTTCCAAGACCGTCGGTATTAACTACCTGTGCACCTGTTCCACCTGTGAAGTCAGCATAGTCTCCTACGTCTGTTGCAGCAAATGTTGCACTGTCATTATCGTTGTCCATAAGGACTACCATGTGAGGTGAGATGTCTACTAATACATTGTCTGTACCACTAGCACCAGCCTCTCTGGCAACTCCTAGTATTGCAGATGCACCTGCACCGACTTCAATTTCTCCTGCGTCGTCGAATTTAACAAAATCATTAGCAGCAAATGTGCCGCTAGCGTTAAACTCCATATGTACATGGTCTGCACCTGAAAGAGATTTAATCACTCTTGCTCCATACATGGTGATAAATCCTCAAAATTTATATATTAAAGGATGTTACTCCTCTAAACTGTTTGCATATTCTTCTTCTGTAATGCCGAAGAGTCTCGCAGCTTCTTTTTGTTGTGGGGTTAATTCTACTCCTCCCGTAGATTGTGCTGAGCCTCCTGAAGCAGCTCCTTCCGCTGGGGAAGCATTCTGTGCTTGTGCTAAACCTTGTAATTTACCTTCTTCCACTAACTGTGTCGGGTTCATTATCAATTTGTATGCGAATTCGTAGGCATCTGCCTCAGACATTCCTTCCGCCATACGCTTTGCAGCCGCAGCACCAATGGCACTACGATTTGCTCGTACAACTTCTGGCTTGCCCTCTTTAAGGTCAGGGTGTCTGTCTTCAAAATCTATGAAGAACTTTTCCCTCTTTTCCTTTTCTTCTCGCATCTTCTGCTGAGCCCACTGTATCGCTGGGTCAGACTGTACTCCGTCAGTTTTCTGGGGACTTACGTCTAACTGCTGCAATACGGACTCGTCAAGCACTCCTTGTTCGACCAGCTTCTTATTTGCTAGCTTCATAAATTCAGGGTCGTTTGCAGCCGCACTATCAAGCGCTTCTAACAATTTGACCTTCTGAAGATACTCGTTCTTTTCATTCTCTAACGCCTTAATCTTTTCTGACATACTCCTCTTATCATTCTCCCATTTGACATCAGGTGTATCAGTCTGTGTCTCACTAGCGCCCTCTTCTACGTCCACCTCGCTAGAGGGTGGGGTATTGGTTTTGGCTTGCTCAACGTCCTGCGCTACCTCGGCAGTTTCCTGCGTCTCAGGAGCTTCAGGGGTTTCCTGGGCCGTAACCTGTGTATTCTCTTCGTCCATATATACGAATTAAAAAATTTATTTACTTTTCCTCATTTAAAGAGCTAAGAATTTCATTCTTTCTCTTCTTGTCCACTTGCGTGTACTTAAGAATCGGAAAGATTCCATTCACTTCGTATTGTAAAGCTACTACAGGCATAATGTCTTCACTAAGACACTTCCTGACAAACTTTATATATATTTCCTCAAACTTCTTCTGCTTCTTATCCATATATGTTTATATATTATTTTATTTATTCCTCGCTGTCAACTTGAGCTCCACGAGCCTTGAGCTCTTCCTTGGCTCTGTTTGCTGAGTCTAGTATGAAATCTATACCCACATTAAGACCCCTTAGAAAACTCACTTCCTCCATATCACTAACCGTTAAAAACTCCATTTGATACCTTTTATACTTCTCCTTGTCAGCCAATTCTTTTAATATCTCAAACTCTTCACTCTTAGAAAATTCTACCAATACTTCTAACTGGTCTCCTGACAGTTCTTGTATGGCACTCTTTGCCACGGGCATTTGTTTCTTTCTCATACTACTACTATTAAATTTTAAATACCTGTTTGGGCCATTGGGGGTCTACCCTCTGGCATTTGTGGTGCCATACCACTCTGTTGATTACCTCCTGCTGGCATTGGTGGTTGTCCACCCCCTGCTGGAGTTAATCCTGGTGGCATTGGAACCTCTGGTGGTGGTGGTGGTGCTGCCTGGTCGGCTGCTACCTGCACCCCTGCTGCTTTCGGTAAATCATCAGTCCTTAAGTGGTCTGCGAGTATCCTTGCCTTCTCGTCTAATTCCTGTAGTTTCTGCCCTTCTGGGGTCTCCATTATCATTTGCATCATTTCTGGAGGTAATTCACCCAACTGGTCTTCTATCTTCTGCCTTTGGTCATTTATAACTCTTAATTGTCCAACGTGGACTTTCTTATGCACTTCAGACTCTCCTGGAATACCTGGTACTATATCTCCACCCAACATCTTCTTACCCTGCAGTTCTGCTCTCTCTATAGAAATGTCCTCGTCTTCTGCTAATACAGCCATTAACTCTCTTGGTATATTATTGGTCTCCATATACCACTCCAGTGTCTTAGGCCCGTCTACCCACGGTGTTGGGTGTTGCATAGTAGCCTGAGTGTTTTGAGGATCTACCATAAATGGTGCCAACTGGGCTATCGCTGCCTGGCTCTTTTGCATCTCTATAGCCTTACTCTGTACTTCCACACTCTCTGAATCTATCTCCACATCCCAGTCTCCGTTAATATTAAAGTATTCTTCACTTATTTCTAAGTCTGTATACTTACCTCTTTTTTCGGTAACTTCTAGTGTCTTAGGATTAATCTCTATATCGGCAAGCCTTACTCTCTTGTTTTTAGCAGTCTTACCTGCCGCCTCAACCCTAGGCACTGTGTAAAATTGCTCCATAAGAGATATTATTTGCTTGGCCGCTGTGTTAAGTGGCTCTGTCCATGTTTCTACTAAACTCAGTATGTATGTATCCATCTGCTCCTTTGTAAGCATACTCGTTGTGGCGGAAACATACTTCTGGTTAACACCCATTTGAATTGGGTCTATCTGTGTCGCTAATACTGCGTCTCTATTAAGTGCGTCTATCCCTCTAAACATATCAAAGTTCATTGTCTGGTACTCTAACGGCTCTACATCGTCTTGCTGATTGACTGGTATCATTAACCCAGGCTCTGCAGTCTGATAAGCTTTACTAAACTCCCCATAGATACTTTTCTTCACTTTTACTATAGGATTGGCTGTAATATGTAACCTATCGTAGACTAAGTTCTTAAGGATTTCTTCTTCACCTTGTATATTCATTAGTTTATCAGGAATGCCCATAGCATAGAATTGGTGGAGTACTTCATAAGCGTCGATTTTAATAAAAGGTAGTTGCTTGTGCTTGTATGGTAGTGGCATATCTTTGATTAAAACATCGTTTGCTACCACCACATACTTGTCTTCAGCCTTATTATAGTAGTGTAGGACTTCAACGTACTCGTCGTTGTCCACGTCGGTTGGGGGCTCAAAGAACTCAGTCTCTTCCCCAATATAGTGAGAAACAGGCCTTACCTTATTGACGTTCTTAGCGTCAGGGTCGGCTGAATACATTGCTTTAAATTGTGCCAGCGATGGTAGCATTCTTCTTATAATATATTGAGCCTCATAACTGGTACCGTGTAAGTTTCTTGCACTCGGGTCAACAAATATTTCCTGTATTTTAACAGGCTCAAAGGCTATGTCGTCGTAATCATATAAAACGTCCTCTTCAAACAATTTCTCTCTGTTTTGTAGTTTCTCTTTTTCCTCGTCAGACATTTTATCAACGTCTGTTTTAGGCATTTGAACCTTTCTCTTTTTTCTCAAATAATAAACGTGCATAAACGCTGTACCATGAACCAAACAGTCTTTAAACCACGTTACCATACGTGCTTTATACTCTCTTCGTTCAAACAGGTTATTGAGTAATTCTTGTATTACCCTTGCTTTACGCTTGTCTTTAGGATCTTTTATATCATCAGGTCTAACCACAAACTGTAAGTCTAATTTCTTTAACTTGTGCATGGTAGACTCTATTCTTCCTGAACTCATTGGGGACTTTACATTACTCTCAAACTCGTCTTGCTTTGGTGGTTGTGCCCAGCCTAAATCTATTTTCTCTTGTAAATCCCATCGTTCTTGCCAATTACCACTCGTTGAGGGTGCTCCCCAGTAGCAGCTATTTTGGCGAGACTTTTTAGAATTATTAAAATCACTGCGTACTTTATCTATTACTTCGGCTTCCGCTTTAGTATAACGCCTTTTAGGCAAAGTTTTTTCTTCCATTTTAAAGTTTGTTTATTTTATTGTTCTAAAATAATCTCGTCCCTTTCTCTACTATAGCGTGGAATAAATGTTCTTTCTAATGATTCCCCTGAACTATCAGAGACTATTTTGCCGTACTTAAGGTGTTCTACTACTTTAATTCCTTCTATGGGAGTCCTTACTCTTACTACCTGAATTTCCCCGTTTTTAACTTCCATTGTGCGAAATTCGTATTTTTCCTTAATATCTTCAAACCATTTGTAAAAAGCGCTAGGAACACTGTCCGTTGATATGGGTATTCCTATTTGTATTCGTGTGCTCATTTATCCTTTTTATGAACTAAGCTATGTGCGTGTAGTGCTCTATTGCTATCAAACGATTTTCCACATATTTCGCAGGTAAATTCTTCTTTTTCTGCCTTTTTTGTCTCTTTTTTAACAATTTCTTCAATTTTTTGTTCTTTTTCTTCGATTTTCTCTTCTTCTTGGAAATATTCTATATCATTTCCTTCAACTTTGAAAGTTTTTTGAGCATTTTCGACGTTTTCTTCGGGTTCTACGACCTCAAACTTGATAAAACCTGTCGGGTCTGACACTAAACCGTCAGAACTGGACTTAATTTTGTACTCAAACCTAGAAAAAGCCCTCCTTGCCCTTCCGTCTACGAGTTTCTTCTCACCTTTTCTAAGTACAAACACGGATTTGAGGTTTCCATTAGCAGGATTGTCTATTAAATTAACCCTCTTGGAAATCATAAACTTCTTAACATACTCTCCCCTAAATAATTGCTTGGTCTTTCCAGCACCAGCGTTCTGTCTTTGTTCTTCTTTAGCAAAGTATTCGTCGAACTCTTTGCGTAACCTGTCGCCGATAGACTCATAATCCCACTCCGTCATGAAGGGGTCTGGGCCGTTATAGTTCTCGGCAAGGTACATATAATATTTACTCATACTACTCCTTATAATAATTAATATACCGTCTTTGGGTTATAACCACGCTTCTTTAATGTTACGTAGCTAGAACTCTCAAAGCGTGAAGGAAGTCTGTCCAGAGACATCAGCACATAACGACAATCGTCTGCCGCATGATCCTCTTGTGTAGTATCCAAATCCTCCTTCTTACTACTCGCACTACTTCTGGGCTCATAATACATGAGCTCAGGAATTGTACGTATAATATTATTACAACTTTTAAAGAACTTTATCAAGGGCTCCTCATAAGGCTTATGGCTCAAATACGTTTTCATAACACGCCAACCTTCGACTCTTTTATTGTTTCCCAATTCCACGTTTCCTATGCCAAACCCATAGCCTAATCCCTCAAGCACGTCTACACTACTCAGGCCCGTATGACTGTCTATACGTTTCATACTGGGGTCTACCACACACTTATACATTCTATTCCACATACCATTATCTTGTAGCAGTTTTTTTATTTTCTCCGCCGCTACAGCCAAGTTCTCTTCCTTTTCGTAATACTCCCAAATACACCATACCCTCTGGTCGTTGTCTATGGCATAAACGTGTACACTCCTGGGCTCTCTAGTCCCGTCGTCCCACCCCATAATCAGTTGCCAGTCCTCGGGAACGTCAAAATCGTCCACCACGTGCCTTGTAGGACTCCACTCTGTAAAGAACATACCCGACACGGCGTCCCAGTCACCCTCTAAGAGTCTTTTTCTTTCGTCTTCAGGGAGCATTTTAAGATTCTCCAAATAATCAGGGTTGTTTTCCATTAGGTACGGGTTGTCCTGTATGCCTGCCTTGATAAAATCGTAGTCTTTAGGATTGTAGTTTTCTTCTAAACAGTTTTTCGTAACAAACCTTTCTTTTACAAACTTGTGTCCTCGCCCTCCTGGATTAGTCCCAGCAAAGATTTTAGTGTTAATCGGCTTGACCGTTCTAACACGAGTACATAAATAGGTAAACTGATACTCTGAAAAATGCGTCAACTCGTCAATACCCAGCCAATCCCACTCTCTTGACTGATACCTTATAACGTCTGAATCTGTCTCTGCATAGCAAAACTCTATAATAGAACCGTTTTTAAGTGTCATTACGTGCTGAGCTTGGTTGTATTTGTATAACCACTCAGGGAGCATTTCTAACATCGTGCGAATTATCGTAGCATCCAATTCAGGAAAACTCCTCCTAAATATAGCACCCGTTAATGGGAAGTCGTACTTTAAAGAACGCATTATGGCCTCAGCAATTATTGCAGCCGTCTTACCACCTCCTACAGCACCTCCTAGGAGCCTGTACTTGGCAGGACTTAAATGAAACCTTCTCTGCTGGGGTAACGGGTCGTACATGACCTTACCGTCAAAGGTTATCTTTAAATCACTTGTACTTATACTATGTTTTGCCATTTAGCATTATACTATATATATAATCTACACAATTCACTACTACACCATTACCACACATCTTATACCTCTGAGTGTCTGATATGTCCACTTCTTCTCCGTCCATAATACCCTTAGCAGTCCACCCATCTTCTAGCCCCATTAACCTTTCTGTTTCTGTAGGAGTTAGTCTTCTTATTCGCATATCTTCTTTTAATAAACTATCTTTTTTAAGTGCATTAGTTACACAGCCAGATATATCTTCCCCACTTTCTACTAACTTTCTGTGTCCTCTGTTAAACGGTGTGTAGTCCTTACCTTTTTTCATTGACTCCTTTCTCGCTTTCTTTCCCTTTTCTGTTCTACTCCATCTCATAGGTATTGCCACCATACTATCTGACTTAACACTTGTGAGTGAGTTATAAGCGTCATCTCTAAACTCTGCTTTCTTTCCGTTTCCTCGGTTTCTACTTGCTACTGCATACAACCCAGTCTTTGCACCTTGTCCTCCTCCGTTAGCTTTTAGTGTTACACCAGTTCCATCTGGACTAAACACGTTTGTTCCATCGTGTCCTGTGTTTACAATCTTGCTAATATTTTGTCCTGACTCTCTTTGCTCAAATAGTATTTCTCGTCCACTTCCTTTTCTAATACCGATTGCAAAGATACGCTCTCTGTTTTGTGGTACCCCGAAATCTTTGGCATTGAGAAGTTGCCACCATACATCATACCCTGCTTGTTCCATTTCAATTTGCACCCTTGCAAAGTCCCATCCTCTCTGAGAGCTAAAAGCTCCTTTAACATTCTCCCAGATAAAATAAGTAGGTTGGATTTCGCTAATGAGTCGGATGAAGTGAAAAAATAGTCCACTCCTAGCTCCATTGAGTCCAGCACCTTTTCCAGCAACTGATAAGTCCTGGCAAGGGCTTCCCCCTGTGATAATATCAATAGGTTCGGAAATATCTTCCTTTTTGATTTTGCAGACATCTCCGAGATTTTTGATATTCGGGAATCTGTATTGTAAAACTGCATTTGCATACTTGTCTACCTCACTAAAATTAACCGTATCTATTCCGTACTTCCTAGCAGGAATTGTAAAGCCACCATAACCTGTAAATAAATCAAGATGTTTTGCCACGGTTTAGTTTTCCTTCTTTAATATCTTTTAAAAATTTCTCTCTCTCCTTAATTATCTTGTAAGCATCTATATCCTTCATGTTGTAGATCTTTATATTCTCCTTGGTCGTCTGATACCTTTCGTTCATCTTATCCATTTCAATCCTTCGATAGCAGTCTTGGCACACCCGAAATTTTCCCTTTGGCGTGCTCACTATCAACGTCATAAACCTTGGCACAATGTCCTTGCACACATAACACCTTGCCTTCTCAAAGGAGCTCATCAGCACATTTATCGCATAAAATTAACTTCTTCCAGTGACCCTCCTTATCTCTAAACTCTTCTATATTTAAAGTGTTCTCACCACAATTTTCACACTCTCGCCAAATACCCCCTGGATGTATACAGGTACAAATAACCTTACCATGATAAGTAATATCAAAAGGCAACGCCTTTCTAAAAAGTTGTGAATTCTCTTTAACATGAGACAATGTAAACTGCTTTTTCTTTCCCATTAATCTGCTACGGTAATACCGTCGTTAACTATATTAATTTGTAACCCCTTCTCAGGCTCACTCATACCAGTAATTCTGGCAGCAAGCTCTATCGCCCGATTTTTTGCGTTCAAATTATCGTCTTGCTTCATAACCTTGACCAACTCCATTTCTATCTCGTTTCTGTTAATCCCTACCACCTCGTTAAATAATGCGTTGGGAATATTTCTCAGTATCGCCGTCTCTGGTCGTTTTACCTGCCAGTCAGGATACCCAGCCCAACGTGCAGCAGCCTGCAAGTCTACCTTCTCACCAATCTTTAAATCCTCGGAAATTTTACGCAGCATTTTGTACT